CAGCAGGCGGAGATTCAAGAGGAAAGAGTCCAAGACAATATAAAAATACATTCGTTAGAACATCAAAAGCAGGAAACAAAATAATATTTCAAAAGCAAGGCGATAAGATCGTGCCGCTTTTTGTATTAAAGGAACAAGTGGTTATACCTAAATCAAAATACATGTCAAAAGCTCTCGCTAGATCACAAAGCAGAGTGGTTACAAATATGATGAAAACAATTCAAAAGGAAGTGGTGAAACAACAATGAGCTCACACATCCAGATATTAAATCAAGTACAAGACACACTACAAGATGCGGCAGGACTAAGCTATATCGATGACAACGATATAATCATCGGCGACAGAGATGTCCAGAAACACAGCTTGCCATGTTTAATCATTAACCACGAGCGTACTGAAGAAAACGACGACGAGGATATGAATGGAAATGACGTCGAGATGACTTCGACGATATCAATAATCGGACACATTAAGAATGAAGATCCGACAGTATTAGTAACAGGCGACGGCTCGAATGAAAAAGGCATCATGAACTTATTGCAAGATACATTGATTGCATTGCATGCTGATCGCACACTAAACAACCTGGCGTTTGATGTAAGAACTCCAGATCAAATAACCGAAAGCGAACAGGGAAATCCGATCGCAACCTTGATCATTGAGCTGGCAGTAAGGTACTGTCAGAATAGATTGACAAGGGTTTAAAAAAAGGAGAACACATGAGTAATAGATTCTTAACGAAATTCCAAGTCCTCCTGGCAAAGATTGAGTCAACATACAGTACAGATCCAACACCGACGGCAGTAGCGAATGCAAAAGAGATCAGCAACTTGATTGTTAATCTTAACGCTGAGCCAGAAGAAAGAGATCTGCATCGTAACACTTTGTCACAGGACGCACCGATTGCATCAAAGCGATTCGCAGAGATTCAATTCTCAATGGAGTTGAAAGGTTCGGGTACAGCAGGAGCCGCTCCAGCGATCGGAGATATGCTGAGAGCTTGCGGTATGCTTGAAGCGATCGACGTAGGATCAAGTGTTGTTTACACACCAGATTCAGTTGATCATAAATCGTTAACCTTTTATCGATATCTTATCCTCGACGATACCAGTGCAAAGCTTCAAAAGTTTGTCGGTTCACGTGGAAGCTTTAACATTGTTATGGCGGCAGGAAAGAAAGCGATGATCGAGTTTAACTTCAGAGGTGCAATCGAAGGTGCGGACACAGATCCATCGACACCAGCGCCGACATACGGAGAAACAACGCTTCCGCCAATCGTGCAGAATGCGAGCTTCTCATGGAACTCGGTAACAGACCTCAGATGTCAATCGTTAAATCTTGACATTGCAAATGAGGTTATTGAGGACGAGGATGTCAATGCGTCTGAAGCTGGACTGAATGGTTTTATTATTACAGGACGACGTCCAAATGGTCGATTCAATCCAGACGTTATTCAAGTATCAGCGAATGACTTCAAGACTGAATGGGAAGCTCAAACAGAGCGTGCCTTATCCATAGTAGTTGGATCCGCCGCAGGAAACATTTGTACTATCTCAGCACCAAAGTGTTCGATAGATAGTATCAGCGACGAGGATTTAAACGGTAAAGCAAAATTAGCATTGCCATTCAGAATGAATCGAGATAGTGCCGACGACGAATTGGTATTAACTTTTACATAAACCGATAAGCAAAGGAGGCATCCGTGGTAAAAGCCATTGATGTAGAAGGTTTAAGACCTTATGTAGTAAGTGAAGAAGAAGATCTGGCGACGGATAAACAAACAAAGTTTATCCTTCGTCAGTTAACAAAGCGTGAAAAGTTTAAGTTCATGGGGTATGCATTAACATTAGATGATAATGCAGATGACTATGGAAAAATGTTTGAGAAATCAATCGATGTTGTTGTATGCGGCTTGTCACGAATTGAAAACTTGGAGGACAAGAACGGCAATAAAGTAACGATCACAGAAATAAATGAAAAAGTTATTGATTCGTTGCCTGACAGCGTCGTCACAGAACTAAGTGGCGAGATCCTAAGTCGGACAAGAGTATCAGGAACACAAGAAAAAAACTAACAGCGGCAGTCTGGCTAACAATATCGGGTCAGGACTGCCAGCAATGTGAAGTTCAAAAAGGATGCGTGTATGATGATCAAGAATACGAGATCGAAGGACTCACACTCAAAGGGTGCCCAAGAAAGCAAATACCTACTGAGTGTTTTTTGCTTATTTCGATGTATTACGAAGTACAGCAATGGGGTCTAGGATACGCAAACTGGATGGACGCACCAGCGATATACTTAGATGTTATTGCTGTTATTAAACGAGCATTTATTGATATAGAGGGGCGAGGCGATGCCAAAAGCAGATCTTAATATATGGTTAAAACTTAAAGACCAAGCTAGCTCTCAATTAAAGGGAACGCAAAAAAACTTTAATTCATTTTTTGTTAGCATGAAAAAGAACTCTTTAAAAATTGCAGGATCCCTAGCGGCAATAGCATTTGCAATGAAAAAGGCGTTTGATTTTGCAGAAGTTAATGCCCAATTTAATGATCAATCAAGAGCGTTCAGAAATCTTTCTAAGGCGGCAGGCGTAGACTCGGACAAAGTTATTAAGAGTTTAAAGGCAATGTCGAATGAAACGATATCGACTTCACAAGCGATTGCATCATCATCTCGTGCAATGGTTCTCGGACTCGCTCCTGATAAATTACCGAAGTTAATGGAGATCGCCAGAGCGTCAGCGAAGGCAATGGGGATATCAACGACAAGTGCATTTGAATCAATCGTCGTCGGTATCGGTAGAGCACAGCCGTTGATCATTGACAACTTAGGTATTCAAGTAAAGCTCGGCGAGGCAAATAAAAACTATGCTAAACAAATTGGAAAGACTGTTGATGAGTTAACATCTGAAGATCGAGTCCAAGCGATTATGAATGAAACGCTTAAAAAAGGACAAAAGATAATTGACGATGTAAACATGTCAGGGAAAACTCAATTTGATGTCATAGAAGGATTGAAAGCTCAATGGGAGGACTTCGGAAAAAATCTAGGAATCTTTGTTAACCAGCTTTCATTTGTTGGCAGGGGTATTGAGAAATTAACGGCAGGATTAAAATCATTAAACAGAGCAATGATTGCACCTGACGCCAAAAAGTTACAAGAAAAACTCGCAGAATTAAAAGACGAGATGCGAGAGATTGTCAAGCCAGATGGTGTGATGGAAAAGACAAAACTCGGATTTCTTAATCTATTCGGGATTAAACAAACAGCACGGATCAGTCGTGTAACAGGAGAGATTGAAAAAGTAACTGAACAGCTAGCAATGATGGGCGTCGAGCTAGACGAGCAAAGCCTTAAACCATTTATATCGCAAGAAGATATTGACCAACAGAAAAAACTGCTCGAGGAATATCGTGCATCATTAAAGGGCGATGATGAGAATCCGAATGATGGTGTTGCAAAAAAGACGAAGGATGAATTCGAGATCATGAAAACGCTAGCACAGGAAACTGCTAAGAACATGCAAGTAAATTTCTCTGAGGGCTTTTTTAGAATCATGACAGGAGAATTCAAAACATTAAAAGAAGTAGGTAGATCGTTCGGAGAATCAATGCTGAGAATGATCGCCGACGTAATAGCTCAAATGATTACTCTTTTAATATTGGAAGAGCTTGCAGGAATAGCGACAGGCGGTGTGAGTAAAATATTTACAAGTCCGGCAAAAGGAATATCCAAATCAGAACACGGAGATCCATACGTTACTCAGACAGGTCTGAGAATGGTTCATCGAGGAGAAGAGATCGTGCCAGCTGGTCAGGCAGGCTCACGGAATAGCGGATCACAAGAGATTCATTATCATATCAATGCCGTCGACGCTCCAAGCTTCCAACAACTAATGATGAATAATAAAGAAACCGTGCACATGATTGTTTCAGAGAACCTAAGATTCAATGGAACATTAACCAAACAGATAAGGACTAACTAATGGCGACACTATCACTTCAGCCGAATAATGCAATCGATGAAACGCCGATGTTCAAAACTGCCATAAGTAAATTTGAAGATGATCTCACTGAACAGCGTCGAGCAGTCAGAGCCGCAGTAAAAAGAAAATGGACTGTCCTATATACAAACAGAAATGACACTGACTGGGGAACATTTAAAGATTTCTTTATTGCAAGACAAGGTATGTTTGAATCATTTACGTGGACAAATCCGAATGATAGCGTTTCATATACGGTACGCTTCGACGTGGACGAGCTTCCATTCAGACGTCAAAAATATAATCTTTGGAACTGGGAAGTCGATCTGATTGAGGTTATCTAATGAGTAAGTCGCCAGGTGCAGTATTTATAACAGAAAAGAATTCAAAAGAAAATGCTCCGATAGTTTTGTTTCAACTACACGATTACGACGGAGCTAACTCTCAGCTTTACTTTACAAACTACGATACAGCAATCGTTTTTCCTACCTCTGGCGGACAAACATACGTTCGTTTTCCTATTAAATTTGAAACCATTGAAGAGAATACTCAAGGGCAAGTCGATGCTATTCGTATACGAGTAGGAAACGCAAGTCGTTTAATCCAAAGTTACCTGGAAGAGTTTGATCTCCGAGGAAAGAAAGTAACGATCACGCTTGTGTGGGCTAACCAGCTCGCAGACGCTACAGCAAAGATCGAATACATTTATTACATTGACAGCTACGCATCGAATGTAACAAACATCACATTCGTCTGCACAACTAAATATGATGTCGTCGATAGAAAGCTACCAGGCGGAACATATTTAAGACAGCATTGCAGATATAAATCGTTTAAAGATCCAGACACGTGCGGATATGTTGGTGGAGAAACCGAGTGCAATAGAACAAAAGCCAGATGCAAAGAGCTTTCAAATTACTCACGCTTTGGAGGATTTCCAAGCATACCATTAAGGACGTTATATGTTGTCTAAAGAATTCGATCCAATACAAGCCGCACTACTTCCAATATTTATGAAGATGCCATATCTCCACATGGGCAGAACTTTAAAAGGATCTGATTGCTGGGGCTTGGTCATCCTTTGGTACCGTATGAGATTATGTGCAGAGATCATCGACGCTGAAGCAGACTACGAGGCAAGCTGGAAGTGGGAAGGCAGAAGCATATTCATCGAGAGAGCACACGAGGACTGGCAGAAAGTAGAAAAGCCAGGGCTTTATGATGTTGTGTTATTCGAAACAAACGGCTTAGTTAATCACGCAGGCATTTATTTAAACGATGGTAAATTCTTACACACTTCAAAAGCAGGAACATGTATCAGTAAAATAGGAGCTCATAACTTTTCATTTATAATGAATTCTTGCTATCACTTAAAGGCTATCGATGCTAATTAAATTTAAAAACATACCGAATATTTTAACAGAAGAGGGGCGAGCAGAGCACAAACAAGTGTTTCTCGCTCGCCGCCAAACTCTTCGTGAAGCATTAAAAGCTTGTCCTTTTGAGTGGGAAGGTAGACGTTTACTTGTTGATGATAAATTTGTAAAAGATATTGACAGCGTTATTCTTGACAGAGATGAAGTGACGATCATCGTAACAACAAAGATCGAAGGGCAAGCAATCGCCGCAATAATTTTCTGGATTGTTGTAGAGCTTGCAAACTTTTGGTACATCTATGTCGCAATCGCATTGGTCGCATATTCAATATACAGCTATCTAAACGCACCAACACTGCCATCATTTAACGCCGCATCATCAGACGGCATCGATGAGGGAAGTGCAACATACTCGTGGGATGGAGTAAGGACTACGCAAGACGTCGGGATCCCTGTAGCCATTGCCTACGGAACAAATAAGATGGGCGGAAACATACTCAATCAATTTGTTGATAACGACGGAGATCAAAGTTTTCTGAATCTTTTAATTGCTCTAGGCGAAGGCGAGATCGAATCGATTGACAATATAAAAATAAATGATAATCCATCAACAAACTTTGAAGGCATCACTATCGAAACAAAAATGGGAACGTCAGCTCAAACATCAATCGCAAACTTTGAAGAGCTGAACAATGTTTATTCCGTAGGTGCTAATTTAACAAAAGACAATGCGTATATTTACACAACAATCAACGACGACGTAGAAGCATTTAAAATAAATCTTACACTGTCGGGTGGTATATTCTCTCAGGATTCAGACACAGGATCCATCAACTCATGGAGCGTTACATATAAAGTAGAGTACAAACTGACCAGCGAGCCAACAACATGGACTGACCTCGGATCATCGACGATCAGCGGAAAAAGCCGATCAGCATTAAGAAGAACATTCACAAAGCGTGGACTGACTGCAGGAAAATATGATGTCAGAGTAACACGAACAAGTGCGGACAGCTCAATCGATCCAACACGGACTGGAGATCTTACATTTTCAAGTTTAAATGAAATCCAAACGGATGACTTAAACTATCCAAACGTAGCACTCCTGGCAATCAGAGCCCTCGCAACAGACCAGTTAAGTGGATCCACTCCAAACATAACATCAATAGTTAAGGGAAGAAAAGTCAGCGTGCCAGAAATTAAAAACGGCGGCACCACGATTGACTGGGATGATTACTACTGGAACACAGCGAACAGTGAATACAGATTATTAACAGGCGACACAAGCCTCACATGGGATGGCGTAACATACATCAATCAATACTCAGCAAATCCAATCTGGTGCATCAGAGATTTATTACTTAATACACGCTACGGATTAGGCGACGAAGTAACTTCCAGCAACATCACGCTGACAGATTACGTAACGATGTCACAGAAATGCGAAGAGAAAATCGACGACGGAGCTGGTGGATATGAAAAAAGATATCGCATGGATGTCGTAATCGATAGCCACAACAGAGCCCTTGATTTATTAACACAGCTATCAGCAACCTTCGATGCGTTTATGTTTTACAGTGAAGGAATGGTGCGGTTTAAAATTGATCAAGACGAGGATCCTGTTCAGCTTTTTGGTATGGGCAACATCATCAAAGACTCATTCACAATGAGCTGGAAAAGCAAGCGTGAATTATTTAATCAAATCGAAATACAATACAGTGATGCAACAAAAGATTATCGACTTGAAACAATCAGCGTCATCGATGACGATGCCATAGCCGCAGGCGAACCATTAAGAAAAAAGAGCCTTCGTCTTTACACAACAAAAACAAGCTACGCAGTAAGAGCAGGACGACGAGCTTTAAAGATTGCCAGGAACGTCAAGAGATCATTCACATGGAAAGCCAGCATCGATGCGATCGCCGTAACGCCAGGCGATGTTGTAAGCATTAGTCATGACGTGCCACAGCTAGGACTTAGCGGACGAGTAGGAACAGGCTCATCAACTACAAATATTAAATTTGATAAAGAGGTAACGATACCGTCGGGAGCTTTGACTTTGATGATTCAGTTTGCAGATGATACAATAGAAGAGCAAACAATCACAACAGCCGCTGGTGCAGTCACAGAGGTTGACGTCGATACAGTATTCACACAAACGCCAGCCGCTTATGATAAGTGGATGGTTGTCGTAACAGCAACAGGCGACAAGAAAGTTAGAGTGCTCGGAATAAATTTAAAAGATAATTTGGAAGTTATAATGACAGGCATCGAAATGAATGCCAACGTCTACGACGACAGTGCTCCAGTCATACCAACAGATAACACCAGTTTGTTAACAACAACTATCCCTGATGTATCAGACCTTGCAGTGACTGAAATGATTCGTCTTGCTGGCGACGGTACCCTTTTCAATACATTGGAGGTTTGGTGGGATAAGCCAGATCCTGCAGGATATATTTTAAATAACATAACAAATTTAAAAATCTTTTTAAGTGATAACGCAGGAGTCAGCTGGATCCAAGTCGGCGAAACATTCGGCAACAGCTTTGTCATTAACGAGAACATCGATACAGGAACATCATACAAAGTCGCAGTCGTTAGTTGTGCATCGAACGGTATGCAGAACGCAATCGAGAACAGTCCACAGGCAAGCTACACCGTGCTCGGAAAAGCAGATCCTCCAAACGATGTAACAAATTTTGATGTCGCTCAGCGAGGAGATGCTTTAAGGTTCACATGGGATCCAGTACCAGATGGAGATCTCGCTCGATATGAAATCAGAAAAGGATCCACGGGGGTGACTGGAGATATCATCGCAGAGCTTGTTGACGTTACAGATTTTTCGTATCCAGTTGGATCCATTGGCGAGGAAGTATATTTGATCAAGGCTTATGACACGACAGGCAATGAAAGTTTAGCGGCGACCAGCGACACGATAACTGTAACGCCTCCGCCAGAGTTGAACTTCGTTCAGAACGTAGATCCATGGTCACAAAATAGAGAGTACAATTTATCTAACGTCGACAGAATCCAAGACAATAGATATAACCAAGCATACACACGTGATGTTTTTGTTTTAACAACTACGTCAACATTTGATGATGAAGATGGAAACGCCTGGGATGGCTTAACTGTCGGAGGCGGAGCCACTGAAACGTCGGGAAGTATAGAGCAAACAGATGCAGTCGATCTCGAAACAATATTTGAATTTAATTTATTGACAGATATTGATTTCGATAACGTAGCAGGCGGATCGACTTCTGTGCAAGTAGCAATAAGCGAGGACAATGTCACATTCACATCGTTCGCTAATATAGATCCGACAGTTAACTACAGAGCACGCTACGTCAAATTCAAATACTTACTCACAGGCAACGGAACTGATCAGATCTATTTTTATGGCGGAACAATCTTCATCAACGCACCAACAGTCAAGGTTGATTATGGAAGAGATCTAGCAATAGCGGCAGGCGGAACGACAATCACATTCCGTGACGACTTCACAACAACACCAAGAATCACAGGGCTTTCAGTAAAGAATGGCATCCTCGGAATAATTGAAATAACAGCGATCAGTTCAACGAGTATGACTGTGAAAGTTTATGATCCAGTCGGAGAAGTTTACTGGGCAACCGCTGAGATCGACTGGGAGGTAAAAGGATCATGATAGGTTACTGCGTACAAATAGGAAAAATGGTAGAGATGAAAAATATCGAAACGATACAGCTTCCCGATTTAACATTCGTACATAAGGGAACACACAAAGTGGGAAAGAATACGTACATCATCCATCGTGTCGTTAAAGAGCGTGATATTCTTGTCAGCGAACGTGGGCATAAATATCCGAAAGAGGTATACGTTAGTAAAAACACACCGGGGCGAATCGCTAAGGATCACGTCGGTCAAGAGATAATCAAAGGAAGAAAGAGAATCAAAACAAAATCAAAGAATTTAAAAACAGTCGAGAAATTACGACAGGAGGAAAAGAAAAAATGAAACGTATACTTCTAACACTTTTAACATTGGGAATCTTAGCAGGCACAGCGATGGCTGATGAGGTTCGATATTATGCAGATGAACAATTTCCACGAGATACAATCAGCGTCACAGATTTTCGAAGCCAGCTCAGAGGCGTTGAGCAAATGGATATCGGTGCGTTAAAACCATCAGCGAAGCTGGGCATCGATGATATGGAATGGCGTAGCGATTCGAGTGCACAAGCTCAATACTCAGGCACAGGCGTAACGATCGGAAGTGACAGTGCGAATGAGCAAGAAGGAACGTACAGCTTAGACGTATTAACTGACGGCACAAGTAACAGAACCTTCGGTCGATCATTAGTTTTAAATTTAAGTGCATTCACTTCGATGAAAGTATGGGAACGATCAGCAACGATCAGTGATACGTTTCAATTCTATGTGACTGACGGATCCGCAAATTCATCATACTGGGATATCACATCGAACGGCACAGCAGACACGTGGCAACAAGATACGCTGACGCTCGCAAGTCCAGACTCCAATAGTGGAACCATTGCAGATTTAAGTGACATCACATCATACGGATTCAGACAGCTAACAGCATCGAATCAATATTATTTTGATACGACAAAAGCCATTGTCGGGATGACTGTAGCGGTAAGAGGAACAAGCCTCGGAGAATATTACGAGAACGTCAGATTTTCTGGCGAGCCTTTAGCTGTCGACATGCAGGCGTCACCAACGATCACAGCACCAACAACAAATCCTCGCATCGATATTTTAACAGTCGAATCAGATGGGGATATTGTATGGGTTACAGGAACTGAAGCGTCAACTCCAAGTGCACCTTGGGTAAGCGTGCCAACAAACGTAATACCAATCGCTGAAGTTTACCAAAAAACAACGATGACAACAGTTCTCGATTACGAGGACAAAGACACCGACAGCAATCAAGGGTATATTTTAAAAGATGTCCGTCCGTTTATTTCTTTAAATTCTAGCATGGCAAAAGGTGCAGACGTAGCCAGCACAGGAACAATGACGCTAGGAAACGACGGCAATTATTTCGACATTACAGGAACGACAACCATCACATCTATCACAGCACAGCCGGCAGGAACAATCGCATGGTTGCAGTTCGATGGTGCGACAACGGTAACAGATGGAAGTAATTTGAAGATAGGCGGAAGCTTTACAACAGCCGCAGAATCAACAATGAGCCTTGTCAGTGATGGCACGAATTGGTATGAACTCGGACGCAGTCCTCCGACAACAACATTCAATGCATTAAGTGACACTCCTTCCAACTATTCCTCACAAGCATTAAAAATTCCAAGAGTTAACTCAGGCGAAACGGCACTCGAATATGTAGCATTTTCAATGACTGATATTTATGACACACCTTCATCCTTAACAGGAAATGCAGGAAAAGTCCTCGTGGTTAATTCAGCAGAAACTGGCTTCGAGTTTACACAACTAAGTGGAACAGAAACATTTGTCGTCACAGACTCGCCAGCAATATGGCAAGCACCAGCCGGCATCACTAGCATATTTGTATCAGCATGTGCAGGAGGTGGTGGAGGTGGAGCCGCTGGAAATAACTCCGGGAGTGAAGTAGAACCAGGAAGTGGTGGAGCAGGCGGAGGTTGTGTCGAAAGCGTACCAGTTTCAGTGACTGCTGGAAATTCTTATGACATTACAATCGGAGCTGGAGGAGCCACACTTTCTGGTTGTTCAGTTAATAGCTGTCCAACAGGAACGCTTCCTCGAGGAAATGCTGGAGGCAATACATTATTCGAACACGACGGAGGCACTGAAACTTTATACGGAGGCACTGGCGGATACAGTGGAGATGGAAACGGAAGCACTGATTGTTGCAGTGTATACGGAGGAGGAACAGGCGGAAGCGGTACTCATGCGTCGACCGTAGATGGATCTGACGGAACAGACTGTCTATCAGCAACAGGAGGAGCAGGAGGAGCATCAAATAACGCCGGAGCATCAGCCGCTGACACAGAAGGAAACATTTATGGTGGAGGTGGAGGAGGAGAATCTGACGACTCAACATGTACCGCCGCATCTGGAGGAGGAGCAGGAGCAGATGGATATGTCGAACTCAGATGGTAAAAAAAAGGAATTCCGTGAGCGATAAAGATAAAGAAATTCAGCAATTCGGGGCGAAGGATATGAACAACATATTCTCTCGCCTCGGAACCTTAGAAAAAGATCAAGCCGCAATGAACGCCGAAGTGCACAATATAGGTCGATCACTTGGATCATTAGTTGATGAGATTCGAGGCATGAAAGATAGGACTCGTCCACAGTGGGGAGCGATGGCGGCATGGGCAACTGTTTTAATAACAGTTATGATTTATCATAGTTCGTTGGTCAATGCACCACTGGTGAAGATGATGGAGATGCACAACGAATCGCATGGACATCCAGAGATGCTTGTAGCAACAGCCCGGGCGGATGAAAGAATCATTGCAACGATGAAACGCCTTGATTTAATAGAGCAAGAAAAAGTGAGCGACCTTGAAAAAATATCTCTTTACAAAATACTTTCTTCAGTGTCTAAGGAAACAAATGGTCAGTAGATTACCGGTTGATGCAGAAGAGGAAGCCTATCTCGATCTAACAAAGCAGATCGTAGGTGGGATGATCGGGCATATTAAAATTGATATCCAGGAGGCGAAAGATAATGAAACCAGAATTCAAAACGGAAATAAATAAGTTATCAGTTCAGCAATTCCAAAGCGGTGACATTGGTTTGAGCTCAAGCAATTCCTTTATATCAAAAGGGATCCGATTCTTTACATCATTACATACTGGCAAAGCAACCAGGAGCCATGCGTTTGCAATGATAGGAGAAAACCTTCTGGTCGAATCATTAAACAAGATCCGAATCAAACCGATCCAAAAGTATGACACTGAGAAACAAGCGGTCACAATTTACAGGATCGAAATGAGCGACGAGGATCGTCAATCATTCCGTGAAGGTATGACTATGATGGAGAATGGACATTATGGCTGGGGCAAGATCGCATTGTTTGCACTGGATGGATTAACAACCGGCATCAAAAAACTGTTCAAGATGAAAAAACCTTCGTTCTTTTTTACCCAAAAATTTGGCATAACTTCCATACCAGTTTGCTCACAGCTTGTTGTTTATGGACTGCATAAATTTACATCGTATAAAATTAAGCACAACAATGGTCAGCCGATCGATTGGCGAATAGCAACGCCAGACTATCTCGGAGATCTATTACAACAGGAAAATAATGGTGGCAAAGTCATCTACAGAAAAGATCTTGACGGTAGCGTGTTGGTGCGAGAAACAAAAACCAGCCAAGATCAAGACTCTTAAACGTGGAATAAAATATACAGTTTGCTGTTACTGCGGTCACACTAAAGACAAACCCATGCCCTACGCACTCGGCGAAAGAGCAGGAATGAAATCAGTGTTCAGAAGTCTCGCCAAAAAATTCCCTCCAAAAAAGTAACTCAAAAAATTGCTTGACAATTCTGCGTCAATGATCCATACTTTCAAATAACGAAAGGAGGACATAGACATGCAATTCCAACACCAAAAATTAAAAGAAACCAGAGAGAAGGCAGACCAGAGCGTCATCGGATCCGTTGTAGCATTAACGAACGCTGGATGCGAGGTAAGCCCGAACACAGTACGAAGCTGGGAAGATGGAACGACCAGCCCAAACGCAGTACAGCTAGGAAAAATCGCAAAGATGTACAAAAAAACAGTCGGATCCTTCTATAAGAAGTGACCAAGAAAGGAAGTCATGAAAAAATTAACCGTGCTAATTTTAATCCTCGCAGTTTGCTCACCGGCATTCGCCGAAACAATCACAGAAAATCAAGCTGTCAAATGCATAGCAGGAGAAGCAGAAAACCAGGGGCTTAATGGAATGCGAGCTCATGCTTCAGCAATTAGAAACCGAGGATCGTTACACGGTGTTTATGGATGCAACAGCAAACGGATGCCCAAAATAGAAGCCTGGGTGTTTGACCAAGCAAGACGTGCCTGGAACGATTCAGAGAATCACGACTATGTTGATGGGGCTGACCACTTCGGTGCAGTAGGACTGGACAGCAAATGGATCAAGCGGATGGATGAGAAAATGACGTTCGTTAAACAAGTCAAAGATGTACGATTTTATAAACAATAAGGGAGGGCTGAAAATATGGAAAACGATATTGTGATCCAAAACGAAATTAAACCGTTAACAGTTACGCAGATCAAGGAACAAGTTAATCGGATCCAGCAAGTGATGAAAGATGTTATGAAGGAAGATACTCACTACGGAAAAATCCCGGGTTGCGGAGATAAGAAAACTCTTTTGAAGCCTGGATCTGAATTGATATTAACCACGTTTCAATTAACATACGTACATGAATATGAAGCCTTGTGCGATGACGATGAAGAGTATCGCCTTCGTGTAATCACTCACATCAAGACTCGCAACGGCATGCTTATTGGTGACGCCGCAGGTGAAGCCAGTTCAAGTGAGGACAAATACAAATGGCGTGCCTCAGTATGTGATGATGAGTGGGAAGAGTTTGCGGCAGATCGTCGCAGAGAAAAATGGAAAAAAGGATGGAACGGAAATCCAGCATCCAAGGCAAAACAAGTCCGCACAAACACCGCAGATGTAAGGAATACAGTGTTGAAGATGGCTGAGAAGCGATCGATTGTTGGTGCCACTTTGAAAGCAACAGCTTGCTCAGATTGTTTCATTCAAGACCTGGAAGATATGTCACCAGAGATGCGTGATTCAATCGTTGGAGATGTTAAGCCAGGCGTTGACATGCCACAAGAGGCTCCGAAAAAAGCAACGCCTCCGCCAGCAGTAAGGACGGAAGCAGATCCAAGCTCAAAACCAGCAACACCTCCTGCAGGAGGTAAACCACTAGGCACGATCACTGATGGTCAGATCAAATTGTTATACGCAAGACGAATTGCGGCAGGCGTTTCAGAAGAGCAATTTCAAACCATATTGACATGGAGTGGAATTGATTCAGTAACGCAATTAAACAAGGATCAGATCGATCCAATTTTAATCGAGATCGAAAAGGTTAAAGCTAACAAATGAAAGTCATAATGAATGAAGATCACGAATATCATGCTGGTAAAATCATAGTGCCAGGCGTCACTCAGATATTGAGCGAAGCTGGACTGTCAGACTATCGACACATGGATCCACGTGAACGTGATTTCTACCTCAGTCGGGGCTCATCAGTAGACCGGGCAACATTGCTAATCGATGAAGGCAGACTCATCAAACCGGCAGAAGGCACGGAAGCCTATGTCCGAGGATATGAGAAATTTGTAGCCGAAACAAAATTCCAAGCAATCGAAAATCAAACGATGGTTGCCAGTGAGCAATTCTGGTTCGCTGGAACGCTGGACAAAATTGGAAGGCTATTCAATAAATATGCGAAAGCACTCATCGATGTAAAATGCGGAGGCATGATGGCTCATTATCACGTGCAGACAGCCGCATATCAAATCGCCTACGATGAACAAAATCCTCGCAGTCCAATCAAAGAGCGGTACGTCCTCAGTTTAATGCCGGACGATTACAGGCTCATACCGTGCAAAAATACAAAAGACAAACGAACATTTAAATCAGCGATAGCCATCGCCGAATGGCGTCGCCTCAATGGAAGGGTAAAAAAATGACAGATACAATCACAATCACTGAAGATGTTAAAGAGCTTGAGAAAGTAGCAATCGACACGCTCGCAATTTATGCAAACCATGAGATCAAAAACAACACTGATTTTGCTGTAGCAGGCGAGTTGTTAACTAAGATCCACAACATGGAAAAAACAATCGCAGTTGAGCGAATGAAAAAGACTCGTCCGCTTGATGCATTAAAGAAAGACTGGATGGAATTTTTTAGAAAACCAGAGCAACGCTGTGGTGATGTGAAGCGTATGATCCAGCGAAAGATGCATGCGTACCAATCTGAGATCGCTCGCTTGCAAAAAGTCGAAGAGGACAAGCAAAAGAAAATCAATGAAGCGGCGGCAAAGAAAAAAGAAGCTGAAGCGTCAAAGGTTAAGAGCCCGGAACTTGCTGAGCAGAAACGCCAGGAAGCTGAAGAGATCCGAGATCTCGCACCAACAGTAAGAACAGAAGCACCGAAGGCTGAAGGTATCCGCAAGACAACAACGTACAAAGCCGAGCTTGAGGACATCACAAAGGTGCCTGCAGAGATGAACGGCGTCCGCCTTTTGGTGCCGGACATGCAAACAATCGGTAAAATGGTTAGATCAACCAAAGGAAAGATCGTGATCCCTGGAATCAAAATCCGTATAGAGGAGTCAGTCGCTCCGACTGGTCGTTAATCATGGGAAAGAAATATCCTCGAATCATAAGAAATGAAAACTTTCAAAGCTCCAAAGGTATGAGGAAAACGTGCGTGGCTTGCGGAGAACGCACAGATCACGGCGTCACAATCGAATGGAACTACATGCGAGGCGATGACGACTGCTTAAAAATTTGCAAATCGCCATGCCAAACAGCATTAGAGGATCAACACATCTTGCACTTAATACCCGGTTATGATATGTAATCGGTAACCCGAAAGGAAGTACCATGTCAGAAGAAACGGCAACAGCAACAGAGGAAAGAGAAGATGGACAACTTGAAATCACAGGAATCGATACACCGCTAGGTGCGGCATTGAAACAATACTGTGATAAATGTGGATCCATTGAGAAGCAAGTCAAAGAGCGTGACGATTTACAAGTAGCAGTCATCGCTGAGATGGACACAGCAGGAGTCAACAAAGTAAAATTCGAAGGGCGAACACTATCGCTTGTGGATCCGAAGCCTGGAAGCCGACACATCCGCACGAGAATCACTCGACCAGAGGATTCTGAATAAGATGAATTACGAGGAAGCCGGAAGAAACTTAGATCAACAACGGCAACGCTTCGAGGACTCGGATTGGAGATCCGAGTCTCCCAAGCAACTCGCCGCCCAAAGAAAACTGGAGGAAAACCGTGCACAATCAAAAAAGACACTGTCACCATTGCGGACAATCGATCATGCAACACAAGCACAGCATGAGCAAATCAATGGCGGAGATGTTCCTGAAGTCAAACTTTAAGGAACCATTCCATCTACAGAAAACATCAAGCCTCACAAAGAATCAATACAACAATTTCCAGAAGCTAAGATATTGGGGAATTATTGAGAAGGAAGAAAGTAAGTCTGGCTGGTGGCGTATCACATCACAAGGTCGGCTCTTCGCGAACAACAAAATCAAAATACCTAAATCAGTTTGGACTTTTAACAACAAGGTCGTCAAAACAGTTGGTAGCATATTCATCGAAGAGTGCACAGGTCAATGGCGTAAGCGTGAAGATTATATCCAGGATATGAAACCAGCAATCAAAGAGCCAGGACTCTTCTAAATTATGGCAAGTCCGCAACCAGACAGATTCACAAGAGTCAGTGCAGAGTATCTCAAAGCACTTTGCAGAACCGACGTACCCGGCAATCCAGCATCAATGCTTTTTGTTGTAATACAAAAGACATGGGGATTTCGAAAGAAATGGGATTCAATAAGCAACGATCAAATGCAACAAGCAACCGGCATGACAACTCGCCAGATACAACGAGCCCGGCAATGGCTTAAATCTAAGAAGATGATCGAATCAAGAATTGGCAAAATGGGCATGAACGAGTATCGAATCCAAAAGAATTATGACCTGTGGATAACTCGTAGATCTGTGGATAAGTCACTCCAAGTGGGTACCGATAAAACGGTAGCCTCCTACCGAAAAAGTGGTAGCTACCCTACCGAAAAAGCGGTACATACAATAGATACTAAACAACAGATAATAGATAGGGGTAAAAAGGAAACAAAAGCCTGTGGAAAACTTTTAAAAGATTTAACAAAAAACTTATCAACAACACCAAAAAAAGGAGAACGTCATGGGAGGTCAAGCAGATGATATCGTTGATGGAGCATGCTGTCAAACTTGTGGAATGTACTTTGAAGAAGAGCAGGGATATCCATGTGATTGTAGGCATTGCAGTGGAAACCCAGAAGCTCCACAAATCATTTAATACCAATCAGTTAAGAGAAGATCAATTGTTTTAACACAAATGGAGGTAATGAAAATGGATCAACAAGCCTGTAAGGTGAAGCCAGAAGAAAAATTATTAAATGGAAAAACGGTTGGCATCCTACTGCCAGGACAATCGCTAAGCCAGCTAAATGACCACGTGCAACACTTTAAGGGCAAGCAGATAGTCTGGGCAGGGCTAAACAAGTTCAGAGCCTTAGAGGCACAAGTGCTGGAGAATATAGGCGAACGCATAGAGATCGGATGGATCAGTGCGATTGATCGAGTTGACAACCAGATGCACCACATCTGCAACCAGCTAAAAAGAGAGGACGTAATTGTCACGAACGTGGAAGGCTTCGACAAAATCATGATGCCGGGAAGCGAGGCACCGCCAAATCTTATCATTGATCAAATCGGCAATCAATTCTACTTAAGCGAGAAACACGGCAGGCATGGAACCAACAGTCTGAGTGCCCTGCTTTTTTGGATGTACCAATACCTACCAAAGCAAGTGCTGATTTTTGGATGCGATGGACATCCGCACAACGCAATGGCTGTTTACCAGAACCAGCTGGAAGTTTACCCGGAAGAAAACTACAACGAAAGAGCGGTCACAATCAGCCGTGACACAGAGCTCATGAATAAATGCTTTTGGAATAAGGCAGAAGAAATAGGCGTGCCGCACATACCAACATTTAATGTGAACAAAGCAAGCACGCTCGAATGCTTTCCAAGAATAACAGGGCAAGAAGCACTCAATTTAATAGGTCAATAAATTGATTAAATAAGTTGACTCTTAAAGGTTAATCAATTATACTTTAGGTACTTAAACAAACTGCCGCACGCCACTACGGTGTGCGGCTCAACCAAAGGAAGGAAGGCAAATGCTACTGTCAGAACTACTGGAACGCCATGCAAGAGATGCAAAAGAAGTTTACCAAAGAGGATATGACGAAGGCTTCAAAGCGTGTGAACGGATATCGCCAGGCATGATCAACATCCACAGCTTAACACTAGCAGACATTGGCAAGTGGGTAGTTTACACCAGGAGCGGAACAAACCACAAAGAGCTAGGACGAATTAAATCAATGACCAATGAAACAATCTTTGTTGTTTATAACTGCGGTCGGGAGTGGGAACGCTTCCAAGACTTTACAGCCGCATCGACAAACCCAAGAGATCTTCAGTGGGTATTATGAAATGCGATGACTGTAGATTTAAAGGCGGTTATGTTTTAGGTGCAGACGAATGTGGATCTGGCAACTGGCTTGCTTATTGTACAGCAGGGCATTGGACAGGCGAGGAAGATCCAGAACCAACAGAGCCCAAAGATCCATGGGTTAACTGTAAAGATTATAAACGAGTAATGCTAACGGAAGATGAGTACGACGAGATCACATCAAAACAATTAGAGCTTGATGATGTATCCTGCTCATGCCACAGCAATCCGCCATGCTCAAAATGCACCGATTATCCGTGTGATGAAGAGCTTGAACTTGTAAAAGAATATGAGGAGGCTCATCCATGAAGCCAGTTACTTATTTCAAATACAAAAAGAATGATGATACAGGAAAGTACGACAGAGTGCCTGCAGGAAGAGCAATGTTTCATCAGTTCGGTGTTAATTTTGAACAGATCGACGATGGTGTTGGGAACTACTCAACAGCAATCATTGAGCTTGAAGATGGAACAATCGAAAACATTGCGGTTGAAATGATTCAATTCTGCACGGAGGTAAAATGGTAACTATATCATCGCCACTAGCCGTGACGCTACCACGCAAAACAAAAGCCGATCGTGTCGTGCAATTGAATCTGAATGTTTACAGAAACCTACACCATCAAACCAACAACCAGATGAAAGCAATATACAATGAGTTTATGCTTGATCGCCTGGAGCCGCACCGATTCAATAACCCGATCAGCCTGGAGCTTAGACTCTTCAGAAGATCCAACAGGAAGATCGATCGAGCAAATGTGTTATGCATCGTTGAGAAATTCTTTTGTGATGCAATGGTAGCGGCTGGTTGCATCGATGATGATTCAGATGAGTTTATCCTTACAACTAAATATCTTCCGACGCTGATGGATAAAGAGAATCCACGTGTTGAGGTTTACATTCATGAACCACAAGAAAATGAAGTTGGAATAATAGCAGGAACAAGGATGACAACATGTTAACAGTTAAAGATTCCGTTCGAATACATAGGAAGTTTAAGCGATACCTTGCAAAGAATATGAATCAGCCTGGCTTCGATATCTCACAGTTTGGCACTTCAAAACGCATTGTGACGAGAGCGTATCATCATGGAAAGAAAGAAGGTATGATCATCGATATCAACTTATCAACATGCGAAAACTTAATAACTGTCGTTCGATTCGGTGTAGGTTTAGGGCTCAGCGAAATGGACGAAGCGAATTGTATTGAGCGTTACTGGGGCATCGAACCGTGCAAAGATTCATTCGGCTATGTGAAAGATAATGTTGTCGCATGGGATGATAAACGCTTTGCCATCTTCAACGAGTCATGGGAAAACTCAATGAGCCTGGCACCAGATTGTGATTTCGCAATTTGCATCGAGGTTGTTGAGCACATGCATTCGGATCTGATTTCATTCTTAACACCACTGGCAAAGATCACAAAGAAAGCTTTATTCTTATCAACGCCAGATCGTACTGTCGATGTGGAAGGACGCTTCACAAAGAACGAAGTTTATTTCTCATTGATAAAGGCTGGCTTTAAAAGTGCGGTGTACATTGAGCATCAGATGCCGCACACGTTGTTTATAGCAACACCATAAAAAGGAGGGATCATGGGAATATGGATCTTAATACTAACAATGTCAACTGGCATCGCAACTGCAGAGTTTGATTCAAAGAAAGCCTGCATGAAAGCAAGCATGAAGATTAAAAAAAATGTTTGTTTCATTGGAGATGTTTGTCGGTTTATATGTGTAGAGAAAGTAGAGGCGAAATGAAATACTTATCTTTAATCGTTTTATTGATTGCATTAAATGGCTGTACTTATTACAGCCACACACGTGTCGCAGTCGCAGGAAAAAACGTGAAGGTTCCAATCAAGGGAATGACAATAGTAGGCGGCGAAGATCTCGTCACTTATTTAAACCGTGAAATGTGCGTTGGTTTGTGTTCAAAGAAAAAAGCAGATACAGATGCAGTCGAGTTTGATATCTTCGACGAGCCAAGCGGAGGAGGAAGTGGATCTGGAGGTGCTGGAGGCATTTAGAGATTTACGCCAAAAACAACTGCAATATCAAATAAACACTTTTCTTCTTGACAACTACATAATTCTCATGACACCATAAACACATGGCTTCCAGAGATAAGTAAAAAATCGCAGTAAACAACACACCTCGGAGATATCCGAATCGTGTTGCAGACCTTCCAGTTTTAACCTTACCCACTTCGTGCACGGCGGAGTGGGTATTTTTTCAAGAGGAGAATTAGTGGACATCGCCGACGAGAACAAAATAGCAATACACTACGTCAATCCAAACAACCTTATTCCTGCATCATACAATCCACGTCAAGCAACACAAAAACAATACAATGATTTAAAAACATCAATCGAGAAGTTCGGATTCAAAGAACCGATTATCGTTAACTCTGCAGAAGAGCGAAAGAATATTATCATAGGCGGACACTTCAGAAATCGAATAGCGATCGACATGGGCATGACAACCGTTCCTGTTATTTATATGAACATCTCAGACATTGAGCTTGAGAAAGAATTTAATCTACGACTGAATAAGAACACTGGCGTTTGGGATTTTAATCTATTGGCAAACATCGATGATGTAATGCTGAAGGATGTAGGATTCAATCAATACGAATTCGATAAGATGTTTCAACTCACTGAAGATGGAAAGAAATCAGTACCAGAAACCAGCGGCATTGTTAGGAAGGTTGTTTGTTGTCCAAAATGTTCACACGAGTTTGACCTGAAAGGATATACAACGGAGGATGCAGATGGGTAACGTATCAGAAATCGAAAAGCTTAAACGGAGATCGAAGGTTAAATCTTTAATGGCTAAAGGGCACACGTCCGCCGTTAAGATCTCAACGCTTTTAGGACACGACTATTCAACGGTATGCCGTGACATGGTCATCATTCGAAAGAAGCTGATCGAACGCATCACTGATAAGAAAGACGATGAGATCCGAGAGATGACTGGTCAAGGATACATGTCAGATATTGAAGAGATCAACGAGTTAATTGATAAATGTAAAAGAGAAGAAACAACAGTGAGCGAGCTTGAATCAAGCGGATCAACACAAGAGGCGACAGTCGATGCAAAGAATGTGTACAAGCGTAAGGTTAAGAAAACTGGAGTGTCGTACAAAGCATTGATCGGATTACTTCGATCAAAATTACAAGCACGTCAACAACTCGCAGAGCTCTATGGTTTAGTAAAAAGAGGCAGTGATGTAAATGTCAATCTAGGCATTCATGCAGAGATTGGAATCTCAATGAAGGAAATCGAGGAAACTGATGACGCAGACATTATCGCAACAGCAGAAGCAATCCTTAACAAGCCTGATCAGTAAGTTTGATCCGAGGTTAAGATATGGCATCTATCATCATCGCACAACACGTGGCGAAAAGATGGTGTGGCATAGTCGTCCGTACATGCATGCTCTCTATACTGACAAGAGCAAAGAAATTGTCATCAGAAAATCAGTACAGTGCGGAGTTACCGAGTGGCTCATCATTGACACACTAACGAATTGCGAAAACGGATTAGCAGTCTTTTATGTTTTACCAACATTTAATCTCCGAAATACTTTTGTTAAAAATCGCATTGATAAGTTGTTTAATCGGGTACCTTATTATGCCGCACAATTAAAGTTCGCAGGCGAAGCTGACAGCATGTCAATCAAGCATTACTCACTAGGCACAATGAAGTTCGTAGGATCAAACACGCCAAAAGAATTCGTAGAGTTTCCTGCAGATGGAATTGTCATCGATGAGTACGATCAATGCGAACAAGAAAACCTTGCCCTGGCACCAGACAGAATCAAATCATCAAAACATAAGCTCATCAGATATGTAGGCAATCCAACGCTTGAAGATTTCGGAATCGATCAAGAATATAAATACAGCGATCAAAAACAATGGGTTGTTAAATGCGACGGATGCGGAGAACACCAGGCACTTGATTTCTTCACAATGGTAATGCAAGAGGTGTCAGAAAACGAATTCGAGATCAGAGATAAAGAGTGGAAAAAAGGATGCGGAAGAGATGTCAAGATGTACTGCCCTGCTTGCGATGCAGAGTTTAATCGATTACATAAAGACGCACACTGGGAACGACAAAACACCGAGAGCGATGTAAGCGGATACTGGTTTAATCGAATGATGGAGCCGGACACAACCATCGAAGAGATGGTAAAGATTTATACACGAGCAAAGACAGATCAGACTAAGATGCAAGCATTTTATAATAGTGATTTAGGTACGCCGTACAGCCCAAAGAGCGTCAGCTTATCTGGATCATTACTCGACAGATGCGTCAAGGATTATGTTATGCAATCAACAGCTGAAAATTGTGTGATGGGTATTGACGTGGGATCAGTGCTCCATGTCAAAGTGAGTCGTCTGGACGGCGACCAACGGCTCACTCAATTTGTAGGAACAGTTCCAAACTTTGAATCGATTGACAAGTTAATGAAAGACTACAACGTCGTAGTATGCGTTATTGATGGACTACCAGAAACACACGAAGCAAAGAAACTACGCAAACGATTCAGAGGCAGAGTATATCTGTGCACGTATCACAAGAGTGAAGGTGGCGTGCAAGAAATGAAAGTCGATAAGGTTGAAGGCAAGGTGCAAGTCGACCGCACGCAATCATTGGATGAAAGTCACTCCGATATCTTACTTCAAAAAAACATCTTCCCGAAGAACGCCAGAGATATTGACAGACAGAAGCCTGGCAAATACGGCGAATTTTATAATCAAATGATTAAACCTAAACGTGTGCTCGATGAGAAGCGTGGTTGTTTTATCTGGACAGATATTAAGCCCGATCATTACAGACACGCAGATAACTACGAGAAAATCGCACAACAAATCCTCGGAAAGGTGCCAAGAATATGGGCTTTATAAAGCAAACAATGACAAAAGTTTATACAGGACTTGCTCGCTTTGCGAGTGATCGTCTTGAGAAAACAGCAACAACAGGATCGTGGGAAAAGCTTTTCTCGATCGGGCAAGAATGGAATGCAGGCAACAAGGTAACAAAACCATACGCTCAGATATCAAATGTTTATAAGCCGGTCAAAGCCATAGCGGATAATATCAATAACGCCGAGCTCAAATTTCGTCGGAAGAAAGATAAGGAAGATGCGGAGGATCCTCGGCTCCGTGCATTGTTTGATAAGCCCAATCCTTTTATGAGTGGCAACGACTTCCTCCAAGCATGTGGAGGATTTCTTGCATTATACGGCGAATGCTTTGTGATTAAAACAATGAGCGTCGGACAGATGACAGGCGGCAAAAATCTACCAGCTGAGCTGTGGACATTCAATCCTAAGAAATTTGTTCCAGTGGTTGAGAATAAGCAACTCATAGGATGGAAATATAACAATACATTTTATGCAAACCAAGAGATCATCCACGTCAAAGACTTCAATCCATATTTCGAGCTGAGAGGATTAGATCCAACACTACCGATCGAGAAGATCATCGAGATCGATTGGCAGTCATTGATCTACAATAAAACATTTTTTGACAACGATGCAACGCCAGGCTTGGCACTTAAAACAGATCAGCCATTAACAGATGAGCAGATCGATCGAATGAAAAAGCAATGGGCGAAAACACATAGCGGTGCAAGCAAGGCACACAAGACAGCCGTGCTTGATTCAGGGTTAAGCATTGAATCGTTAGGATCTAAGAATCACAAGGAAATGCAATTCATCGAACAAAAGAGATATGCACGTGAAGAGATGCTCGGCATCTGGCGTGTGCCAAAAGCTCTATTCAATATCACTGAAGATTTAAACTATGCGACATTTGTAGGACAGATGAAGATCTTCTGGATTTATGGATTGATGCCAACGCTTCGCAAAATTTCCGAAGGATGGAACAAAGATCTTATCGATCCATACAATGATCAGATTGAAGCCTGGTACGATCACAGCAACGCACCGGCGTTCAAAGAGGATTACGATAAGAAGGTCGATGGAGCTGTCAAGATGGTGTCAACATTAAGAGTGTCGCCATCAGAAGCGATCGAGAAGTTCGAGCTTGACATTCCGCACAGACCAGAACGAGATATCATTCTCGTTCCTTTTAACATGGTGCCGATGGAAACAATACTCAACACAGAGCCGCCGAAGGAAGATGATCCAAAGAAGGATCCGCCGAAAGATGATAAGAAATCTCTTGAGCAAGAGATGACAGAGCGTCAGAAAGTTGTTGCGAATGAATTCATTAAGCAACACATGTTCACTGAGATGCAGATGGAGAAAGCACTTCGTTCATTCTTTTACGGACAACGCAACCGCCTACTGAAGGCGATCGATGACCACTACGGAGCGAAAGCATATGTCAAGTTTAACTTTGACATTGTTTTTAATTGGGATAATGAAGAGGATGGATATAAAAGCAAGATGAGTCCACACCTCGACTCAGCCGCAAGACGCGGATCCATAATCGCACAGAAACTCATTGAGGAAGAATTCAGCCAGGAACATGTTGATCTATTGATTGCAAGGGTTGTCGAAGATCGAACAGCCAAATCAGTAACGGTTATTAAAACACAACGGAAAATGGTAAACGATGCAATCGCGGCAGGACTAGCAGACGGAGCAACAACAACAGAAATGCAACAGCTGATAAAAGAAAACATCAAACACTCATACAAAAATACGTTGGCACGAGCACGTGTGATTGTAAGAACAGAAACAACAGCCGCCATGAACGCCTCAAGCAACGCATACTACAAAGAGGCAGGCGTAAGAAAGAAACAATGGATCACAGCCGGAGATGGCGTCGTGAGAGATTCACACGCAAACATGCACGGAGAGATCGTTAATATAGATGATCAATTTTCAAATGGAAGCTTCCATCCAGGCGAAGGAATAAGCCCGGAAGAAGTTATTAACTGTAGATGCACTGAAGTACCGGTGCTCGAATAAGGGAGGACATCAATGGCAAGAAAAGTAGCAAAAACAGAAGATGGACGCGACGTATATTCCCATGATTGCCCGGATCAAGAGCTCCGGATATCAGGCAAAGGTTTAAACGATAAAGAAATTGAAATGGTCGCAACGTCAGAAGCACTTGATCGAGAAGGCGAGATCATAGCAATCGACGGATGGGATGTTAAGAATTACAAAAAGAATCCTGTGATCCTTGAAGCACATAACTACCGCCTGCCAGCAATCGCAAGATCGTCAGGTATGAAAATCGCTGATGGTAAAATGGTTTTAAAGATTGAATTCCCTGAAGATGGTGTCTACGACAGATCAGACATCTACCGAAAGCTATACAAAAGCGGATTCATGAAAGCCGGATCAATTGGTTTCTTACCAATCAAGTGGGAGTTTGGAGATTCAAAAGAAACGGAATACTGGAGAAAATTCACAGAGCAGGAAATGCTAGAATATTCATTAGTAACAGTGCCAGCAAATCCAGAGGCATTGATCGAAGATAAAAAAGGATTCACACAGGCGATGAAGGAAGGTGTCATCACAGGAAAAGAGCTTGATGCTTTAGTTGTTGGAATTTATAAAGCGATCGATTTAGAAATGAAATCATCAGGCATATACGTTCCTGCAGACATCACGCCGTTATTTAAAAAGGATGGTGGCAAAGATGATGCAACAACCGATGCACCACAAGGCGATGATGAGCCCAAAGAAACACCGGGCGATGCTGGAGCCGGAGGAGATCAAACAGCAGGAGATGATAAACCAACGGAAGATAAACCGACGGAAGAGTCGAAAAAAGATAAAATGAAAAATCTTGTTAAGGACGCACTGCGTGAACTTAACCAGGAAGCAATAGACAGGGGTGTACAGCCAGAAGCCGTACAGCACTACTCAAATCTTTTACTTGGCATCGAGCCCAAAGAGGCAGATTCGAATGCAGGAAAGTCCAAGATTACGAGTGCCGACATTAAGCAAGTGGTTACGGATAGCCTCAAGTCCTAAGACCAAATACTCTAAGAAAGGAGAAATTAAAATTATGAATCCAGAAGAATTAAAAAAAGCAATCGCTGACGCAGTAAAGGGCGGAGTTGCAGAAGTTGAGCAACGCATAACTGATAAAGTTAGTAAAACCGTCAAAGAAACTGTGACAGAGAAGATGGAAGATGTAAACGCACGCATCGAGAAAATCGAAGCATTGCCAGCAGGAGCAACACCAGGCTCAGATATTCCAGCAGTACATGGGGAAAAATCATACGAAGGTTACGATCTTCGTGAGCAGGGCGAGGTCTTGCGAGAGAAAGTTCATACTTTGGGTAAAAAGTACGGCGATCGTTATATGCCGGCTATGAAGTCAGAGGAAGGATTTTTGAAATGGCAAAAGTTCTGTATCGACTATAAACTGGCAACAGTGAATAGAGATCCAGCGGCTATCGGTCGATTGATGACGGCTCAAAAAGCAGACATGTCTGAAGGCACTAATAATGTCGGTGGTTATTTGGTTCCGCCAGATTACCAAGCTGAAATTATTAAGCTTGTACGAGAGGACAGCTTCGCATTACAGGAATGTAATGTTGTAGCAATGTCAGTTGATCAGCGTGAATATCCATCTGAAGCATCGCTTGTAACAGTTGCATGGGGAGCAGAGGCTGGCACGATTAGTCCTAGTAACTCGACTTATGGTCAAGTATTACTAACGGCTAAGAAGCTGTCAGGTTTAACAAACGGAATATCAAATGAGCTATTGAACGATTCAGCATTCGACCTTGTGTCAATGTTGTCCGAACAATTCGCTTATGCGGTAGGACAAGAGTTAGACAATCAGGTTCTTAATGGAACTGGAGATCCAACTTCTGGTGTTTTGACAGCCAAAGCAGGATTCAGTGTAGTAATGGGTACGGGATTAACAAACTTCTCGGGCGTTACAGCAGATCACTTCCGATCAATGATTCGCAAACTTTCTAAGAAAGATGCGGTCAATGGTAAGTTTATTTACGGAAAAGATATGCAATTTTACATTGATACGCTTAAGGATAATCAGTCACGGTACATTTATCGTGAGCCTGGCGATCCAGCCGCACCTGGTGCATTATGGTCACGACCTGTTATCGAAAGTGCTAACGCACCAGCAGAGGCAGACAGTGGCGTAAGTACAGCAGGAGCAGTGTTCGGAGATTTCAAGAAAGTTTATCTTGGTCGACGAAAAGGTGTCATGACATTGGACGCAGATCCGTATACAAACTTTGCAAAAGATCAGGTAAGATTCCGAATGACCACTCGTTGGGCAATCGAAGTCGCACGTGCATCAGCATTATGTCGTTTAGTGACAGCCGGTGCATAGCACTTGCTGATTATATAAGGGCGGTAGGCTTCGCGGCTTACCGCCCATGTTAAAAGGATTTAAAATGAAGAACATGACAGCTAAAGATTACATCACAATGGCACTCGGTGGCATCGCTCTGGTAATTGCACTCGGCGGTGTTTTTACATTACCAGCACGAGTCGACAAGATCGAGAAGAGCATGGGTCGATTAGAAGTGTTAGTGCGACAGGATGAACAAATCAAAAATTTAAGATCAGACCTCGATGAGCAGAAGCGTGACAACAGAGATATGCATGGCAGGATGTGGCGAAGGATAGGAGGCGTATCAGAATGAAAGTATCGTGTGCGATTAACTCAAAGAACCCAAACTACGACTGGCTTATTCAGACGTTGCAATCAGCAACAGCATTTGATGAAGTCGTTTGTTATTTTGACGGTACGCAGATTGAGAACCAGCGAACGATCGAAGGGAAAACATTTCCGAATCTGACCATTGTAGGCGACGGCATCGAACGAGATATCAAAGACGGATTCAATACGGCAATATCAAATACATCAAACGAGTGGGTGTGCTCATTCTGTGATGACGATTATTTTTTAGTGCCGGAAGTAATGAATTTAATAGAACGCATCAAGACGGATAACTTTGGAGATGGAGCTGACATCATTCACTTTCCTGTACAGACAGGCGGAGGACGATGGGGATCAGTAAAGGAAAACATTGGCGTCGGAGATTTTGTCAACGCTAACTGCATACCTCACGGATCTTTTTTCCGCAGAAATGTATGGGATAAACTCGGCGGATACACAATGAACGAATGCTCGGACTGGAATTTCTGGCTACGTGCGGCGAAGGCAGGCTTTAAATTTAAACCATACGACAAGCCGATTTATTTCTTTAGACAAGGAACTGGAGAGCGATCAGCATATAACAAACAGCTCAAACAACATGGGCTTGATTCCTTGAGGAGATTGGTACATGAAAATTCATAAAGACATCGTCGTAGTATCAGACAACTTTTATCCGGCATACACTGGCGGAGCAGAGATGACAACGGAAGCGATCCTCGAAAACTACCCTGGCAAGATCAAGCGGATCAGAAGCAAGGATCTTAATTACTTACATCTCGCTATGAATAAAAAGAAACTTTGGATCTTCACAAATATCGAGTACATCAATATGGCATTACTGCCAACCATCGCACGAAACCTAACATACGCCGTGATTGAATACGATTATAAATTTTGCAGATTAAGAAGCCCGGAGAAACACATCTACCTAGAGAGATCTAAACCAACACCGATACCAGCAATCGTCCAGCTGATGGATAACTCTAAAGGTAATTTCTTTATGAGCCAGAAGCAAGTGCTTGATCATATTGATTACATAACGAGAGAATACAAAGCACCGGCATTCGTGATCGGTTCATGCTTTTCAAAAGATGATCTGAATTTCATTGAAGAGTTGTCGATGAAAAAGATAGTACGGCAGGATAAATGGTTGATCCAATATTCAAAGTCATGGATCAAAGGAACAAACAAATGTGTTGAGTCAGCGATCAAGCAAGGCGTTGACTATGAGTTTTTAGAAAATCTCAAACACCGTGACCTTCTCAAAAAGCTACGCCATTGCCAGGGGCTTATCTACACACCAAACGGTGCAGATACATGTCCTCGACTGGTAATTGAAGCGAAACTTCTTGGTTGCGATTTAGAGTTAAACGATTACGTGCTTCATAAAGACGAGAATTGGTTTAACAAGGATCCACAGGAAGTGCTTTCTTACTTGAGAATAAGACCGGCAGTTTTTTGGAATAGATTAACTCAATTACTTACGGAGGAAAACGATGGCAAAATTCATCAACGAACGAACAAAGCAAGAGTTTGATTTCCCTGCAGGATGTAATCCAGCAGATCCGATATCAAATGAAAAATTGAAAGAAGTAAAGGGCGACACAAAAGCGGATGCGAAAGCAAAGAAAGACGCTGATGCAAAAGCTAAGAAAGAAGCGGACGACAAAGCGGCAAAAGATAAAGCTGACGCGGATGCGAAAGCCAAAGCTGATGCAGAGGCGAAAGCCAAAGAGGGAGATAAGTAAAATGAGCAAACCGAAGCTTCAATGGGTAACACAAGAAAGTGATTCCATAGGAAACGCCTTCGGATATGCTTCACATAATCGTGAAATGAAGCGGCACAGTGCTGAGTTTATCGACATCGATGACTCGGCACCTGTCGCCCTCATGATCGTGCCGGCAGATAAGTTCGTGCGGATACCAGGAAAGATCAATATTCTTTTCAGCATGTTTGAAACAACGGATCTGCCAACAACATACATGAAAGCTTTGAAAGATGCTGACGCAATAATCGTGCCTTGTAAATTCTGCAAGGACTTATTTAAACGATACACAACAACGCCGATCTACGTATGCCATGAAGGTGTGGACACGAACATATATCAACACCACAAAAGGACATTAAGTAGAGATGACAAATTTAGATTTTTATGGGTTGGAGCCGCAAACCCACGCAAAGGATATCCGATTGTCCTGGAAGCAATCAAGCTATTTGAAAACGTGCCAAACGTAGAGATCTACATGAAAACAACAATGCCAAAGATAACGTGGATCGATACAATAAAAGCAACATGGCA